CGGGATGTCGGCCTCCGTGAACATCAACTTCCCGTCCTCGTCGACGGCCGAGATGACGAGCATGCGAATCGCGCCGTCCTTGTCTCCTCGCTTGTAGCTCTCGGCGAAGCTCGTTGCCTCGAGCGCCGTCAACGTTCTCAGATTGATCGTCGTTCCCCACTCAGGGATATCGACCTCCCGAACCTCCGCATCCGAGAGGTCGAGGATCTCCTGTCTGCTCAGCCGCTTCTGTTTCTCTCCGCTCATCGTCGTCTCTCTTTCTCTATTCGAGGATCAAAGCCTGATCGCGGCTCCCCTCTTCTACACCTCGCCGAACTCGGTCCCGCCGGTCGGCCTGATCGTCACGTCGGCACTCAGGCGGTCGTCCACCGGAGCGTCGGGCTCGAAGTTCGTGACCCATCCCGAGAAGATCCAGAAGGACCCATCCGGGAACGTGACTCGATAGATGTTCCGTGATCCATCGAACCACTTCTTGATCAGACCAGTCGCATCGTTGTGCGTCGGATCCTGCGGCTGGAAGTTGATGTTCATGGACATGTCGCCCTTCCGGCGAATGCCCACGATGAACCGATCGTCCTGCTCGTTGTGCGTCGTCGTCTCGATCGGATTCCGGCTGAGACCGGGAGGTGTGAGGTCTCCCAGCTCAGCGATGTCCGTGTACACCACCGCACCGCCCTGCGGAACAGCGTCGGGCCAGAGCGGGTCCGGGGAAACGGCTACGATCGTTCCCTGAGCCGAGATTCCGAAAGTCATCTTGCCTTCCCTCCCTCTTACCTGTACTTACGGTGAGACGTCCACGTTCCGAATAGCCATGATAGCGTCGTACGCGAGGTAAATCCTCGTCTTTGCGACTCTTGTGTCGGATGCACGTACGGTGATCTGCACCGTCGGACGCTGGTACGATGCGAGCGTAGGCTCGTTGTGAGTCAACAGTGGCGCCGGTCCTCCGGTAGCAATGACGAGCGTGTACGGTCCGTCCCCCTCCGGTATCACGGCCTTCATCCCAGCGAATAGGTTCTTTGCTGGACCTGTGATCGTCCCCACACCCGCCGCGACCAGAACGTTGAGCAGCTCTTCGGTGAACGTCGTCGACGGCCTCTTCAACGCGATGGCGTTGAACGCCCAGACGCTCCTCGCCTTCTCGTCGAGGTCGAGCTCAAACGGTTCCTGCAGCGCGTCGAATCGAAGATACTGCGTCATAGGATGCTCTCGATGTCGAGCTCTTCGTTCATGTTCCGCGCCAGGTCACGAGCCTCTTCGAGAAGCGGACGCTCGACGTACTTCGGACCGGTCCCAGGCTTGGTCCACTGGACACCCGCGCCCTTAGCCTCCGCTACGCGCCAGCTGTACGGCGAGTGCTCCGACAGATGCTCGTGTATCGCCACGGCCTGCGGGATGCCTGGACCGCCGAAGACGACCGAGACCGACCACCCCTTCGGCGAGACTACGATACGTCCAGAGTCGCTCAGATTTCCAAGATCCTCCGGAATGAAACGCTCTTGCGCCTGTTCTAAAACGTATTCGGCCCGCGCTAGAATCCCCCTGATGTTCCGACGCGAGAGTTCTTGTCCGAAATATCGGAGGTTCCCGGCCAGCTCCTTGTGCCCGGTTATCCTGGCTCTGATCACAGAGGTGCCGCCTCTTCCCGCGCACGCGTTCCGAAGCTCAAGAGCTTCTTCGGCTCGAGCGCGCTCTGCACGGCCTCTGCGAACCGGGCTCCGATCGTCTGCCAGCGGAACTCCGGCCGAATCACCAGCTCGAGGCCTCTCCCCGAGAACGCTTCTCGATTCATCTTGTCCCGGTAGAGGAAGTCCAATGCGTTGATCGTCGCGTCCTTGTCCGCGATTCCGCCGACCACGTTGACGCCGTTCAGAGTACACGCGACGCCCGAGCACGGGACGCGGAGCGCAGCATCTCCCGGCCACTCGCCGAGCGCCGCCCACTCCGGAACGATGCTCGGGACTCCGCACGCCATCCCCTCCATCGTGGTCAGCCCCCAACCCTCTCCCTGCGTCGTCGTCAGCATGATGTCGAACGCCGAGTACATCGCGGCGAGCGAAGACTCTGGAGCGCCCTGTCCGATAGCAGGCTCGGACACGATCATGCGGTTGGAGATTTGAAGATACTTCCCCAGCTGTAGAAGATCGTAGCCGGCGTCGCCCGTCGGTCCGACGTGAAGAAAGAGGAACGCGTCTCTGACATCGTGAGACCGGATCCACTCCGCAAAGTACAGCAGGGTGAGGTCGAGCCTCTTCCTCGGCTGGTTCCGTCCGACGACCCCGATGATAAAGGCATCACGAACAGGATCTGGGAGGCGAAGACGGCTTCGGACATCGCTTCGCTTCATCGGCTTGTACATGTCGATGTCGACGCCGAGAGGAATCACGCTAGCCGTTCCGATGTAGCCACCGAGCCGTGCCTCCCGTAGACCGAACTCCGTCCAGAAGATCGCGTGCGCGAGTCCGTTCAGCTCGTTCCCACGACAGTTCTTTCCGTCCACCGCGAGCGACGCGACGGTAGGAGTGTTGCCGATCTTCTTGAGATACTCCTGTACGTTCCAAGGATCGTTCGTCAGACACACGACGTCCGGACGTAGTCGCTCGACCAGCTCGACGGTTCGTCGAAGCCCGAACCGATCTCCCCCCTTATACGACATGCACGGATAGATCGGATACGGAAACGCGTGCGGGTCTCCGAGGTAGTTCAGCCCCAGCACGTGCACGTCCCAGCCTGCGGCCTGTAGACCTCGGACGTACGCGTCGTTCATACGAGCGAAGCCCGAGGCCACGCCCGCATCGCCGATGAGCAGCGCTCTCCGCTGCCGAGTCTCTCCGTTACCGCTCATGCAAAGCTCCAAGTCCTTCCTGGCCAGGAGGTGAAACCAAACGTCTTGTTACCGATGCCGGATTCCTTTCCGATGTGCTGGACGAACGACGGCACGCTCGCAGCGAAGTGAGTCTCCTCTCGCTCCCTTCCCCAGCGCCCAAGGAGGAGGTCGTGTCCGTGATTCTCGACCCCATTGTAGTTTGGAGACGGACCAAGCCACTCGCCCAGTTCGCGCGCGGTCTCTGTTCTCCAGAGCAGTGCCTGCGCTCCGTAGAAGGAGCCGACCGGATAGTTCCATACGAGCTTCTTCGTGCGTCGCGCGTCGACGATCTGCGAGTAGTTCGCGCCGAGCACGTACATTAGGTAGGGTCGGTGCTCCTTGACGACACGCTCTGCCCAGGCGAGCGTACTCTCGAGGAACCGAGCGCAGAAGTCGAGATCGTCCTCCAGTACCAGTGTCCAGTCGGCACCCTTCGCTGCCGTTTCTCGGATCGCTGCGGATGCGTTCTCGTGAAGGGTACGACGACACCCTGGCATAGGACGATCAACGTGTGCGATGTATGGAGCGTGTCTCGTCCAATCCTCCGCTCCGCTGTCATAGATGGTAATCGAATGGAGATGCGGCGAGAGTAGCACTCCTGCCCTCGCGAGATTTCCGAACGTGTCGGCCAGGTAGTTGTGTCGCGGCGAACGATCCGCGGTCTTGATTCCGATCGCGATCGTGCTCACCACGGTAGCCCCTCGATCACTAGAGGCCCAGACGATACCGGATTGATCGGATAGATGAAGCAGGTGATGTCTTTCGGAAGGGGAACGACGCCGCTCGGCTGTTGAATCGTGACCGGGAACGCGCCGTACTCCCAGCCCAATCCTTGGTAAAACGACAGCGTGTTGTCGAGACTGAAGAGGATCCCGAGGTCAGACTTCCACTTTTGTGTGAGGAACGCGATCGCTTGCGTCATCAGATCACGCGCGTGACCCTCTCCCCGGTGCGCCGGTTCGGTCCACACCCCTCCGATCCCACCGGCCTGAAGACGAACACCATTGAGTATGACGTTCCTCTTGTACATATAGAGCCGGCTGTGCTTTGAAGAAAGTTCCGCGTCGGGCTTTGTCTGTCCAACGATCCCGTCTCCCCAACGGGCCAGCGTCTTCACGATGTCTTTCTCCCAACAAAGATGTGGTGTCCCTCTCCCTGGTCGGTGTATGTTTCAATCGCCTCAACCAGGCAGATCGGCTCAAAGGCGCGCGTATACTCCTCGACCGTCCGCGATCGCGACCACCGACTACGGACGACTGGCCGATGTGCTGGCCCTGACGTGTTATCGACGACGAAGAGCAGCCCGTTCGGAACAAGGACGCGCCGGAACTCAGAGACCGTATGCTTCAGCATCTCGTCGTCGAGAATAGTGCTAAGCACGAGACAGCTCCAAAGCACGTGGACCAGGCCGTACGCTACCTTGATCACACCGTCCTCGTAAGGGACATACGTCACGGCCGGATGGGCACGCGTTCGAGTAGCCTCCGCCAACAGCGCCGGAGTTGGATCGGTCGCGATTACTTGCCCACCGATCAAGTCAGCGAGAACCGGACTCCATCGTCCGATCCCACAGCCAAAGTCCAGCGTGACCAGCTCATCCCCCGTCAACCGACGTCGCAGCTCGGGGAGCAGCGCTTGTTTCTGCATCTCGGTGAACTGTGCCTGGATGTCCGGTGTACGATGAGCAACGTTGTACACCGCGCGTGGACCTAATGACTTGACGCGCTCGGCCCACTCTTCTCTCCGGTGCTGCCAGTTCAACGCGCTCACGCCGTAGCCACCTCTCCGAAGATCGTCTGGCAGAGCCGATCCCGCTCGCGATAGTGGTCGGGCTCCTTGCAGGATCCCACGCCACCCATCGACAGCCCTGTAACCGCGTCAGCCGGCACAGCGAAGATCGGTACGCCGGCCCGGGCCGCTGCCGCACTCCACTGGAGGTCGTCCATTCGCGCTTCCTCGCCGAACGGGAACGTCGCGAGGATCCTCGGAATGTCTGTTCGACGCACCATCTCCAGGTGCCCGAGGCTGATGTCGACGCGCGTCGGATGAGCTGGGCTCTGGACCAGCGTCGTACTGGTGTATCTCTTCTCCGGCCCGTTGAAGTTTCTGCCGTCGACCGAGATGATGCTGGCGGGCATCTTCTCAGACCACTCGAGCAGATGCTCGAGGGTCCTCTTCCCAACCATCACGTCGTTGTCGTGGAACACGATGTAGTCCCCGACGGCCGTCAGCGCCGCGATGAACCGTGCCTGCGCTCCGACGTTCCGATGCGACTGGATCACACTTGCTCCAGTCAGTATGACGTTATTGATCGGAGAGTTTGCCCAGATGACGATCTCGTCAGGAATGATCGTCCCTCGTCGGAGACTCGCGATGATAGAGAGCAAGTTTCGATTCCGCTCCTGGTAGTAGTGCGGGACGACGACGCTGATGCTCATGTCCCCAACCAGACCTCGAGAGCGAACGGCCTCTTGTTCTTCGGATCCTGAACCCCTCCCGAGAAGACCAGCGGCCCGGTCGTGCCGTCCGGCAGGATCATCTTGTCCTTCGGACCGACGGCCGGCGGCCTGTTCAGGAAGAAGAGCGTCGCCTTGACCGGGACCAGCTGTCCGTCCGGCAGCATCTTCCTCTTGAACTCCTGATCGATCACGGCGAGGAGCAGACGACCTTCGGGCGGATCGTACACCTCGTTTCCATAGGTGTCCTGGTCGACCCAGTGCTTGTGCAGCACCTCGCCCTGGATCGACTTCGTCACCCTGTGGGCGATCTTCACGCCCTTACGCAAGATGGAGTCGAGCGGCATCAGATCGCCTTGAACACCAGCGTCTGCTGGTTCAGCGCGGCCTCCTGCCCGAGCGTCGGCAGCAGCCAGCTCGGCACGAGCATCACGCGGACGAGGTCCGGGACCATGAGCCGACCTGCCGGATCCGCGGTGAGATTGTCGCGGATGTAATCGGCGCCATGCTCCGTCAGCTCCTTCTTGTTGAAGGACACGGCGACCGAGCCAGCCTTCACACTCGCGATCCTCTGATTGAGCACGTCGTTGTCATCCACGCGAGCTGCGTCGATGATCAACTGGCGCGCAAACTCCGACGTCGCGTCCTTCAGCGTCTGGGGAATCACGTTCGTCGCGATCGCAGCCCCAGTCCGCGAGAGCATACCAGTGCGCGGCCACGACAGCGCCTGCGTCCCCGGAACGGCCGCGGCTCCGGTCCACGCCTGCGGCATGGCATCGATGAGACGCGTCGCCATGATGATCCCGGCCTCCTTCGTCGGATCGTCTGCCGCGTCCCACTCCTCGTTGTCCAGACGCTCCGCGTTGTAGGCGTCCGCCTCCACTAACGTCGGATACGCATTCGCATCCGCAGCACCCGGCGTCGCAACCAGCGCCATCGGGATCTCTCCTCTCTCCCTAAGAAGACCTCAGGAGCGAGGGCTCTCCGACCCCCGCTACCCTCAGCCAGAGCCCCTTACGGCGCGACCGTCATGTGAACGACGCCGGACCGGCCGTCGTTGTCCGACCGGATGAGCGGTACCATGATGGTGTACGCCTTGAAGTTGATCTGGAATCCGCCCATGATGTCCCACTGAATGGTCTGCAGCGGCTCGCCGGTGACGAGGGCGACGACGTCCCTCGTCATCTGCACGAGCACGGCCTCGTCCGCAGCCAGCTGGTCGCAGATCGAGATCCCCACGAGCCGATCGACCTCCATCAGCCGCTGCCGAATGCTCTTGTCGCTGTTCGCCTTGAAGTCCCGCTCGATCGACATGCTGAAATTGCTCGGGACGTACAGACGATACGGCCCGTACATCCGATCACCCTCCGCCGCGGAGATCATCGCGAGAACGTCGGTGAGGATGTTCTCGCCGGTGGC